CAGGCTTGTCATCTTCGTCAGAGTCGTCTGACTTCTCTACTGATGCCTCAACTGCTACATCTGCCTCTGGAGCGACCTGTGCTTCTTCAACTGCAGGAGCATCTACAACAGCCTCTTCGGCTGGTGCGTCTACTACTGCATCATTTGTTGTGTCAGTCATAGGACTTACCTCCTTGTTAATCTTAGCATTAATGCCTTTAGCACTATCCACTAAGAACTTTATCATATCTGATTTCTCAGTATCCGTCTTTTCAACGAAACCTATGTTGGTCATTGGCAATCCCGAAATAGGGCTCTGCTCAACTTCATTTTCTGAAAGAGTAACAATACCATTGTCCTTGTCCCAGAATACATTTTCAATTACTGTCTCAGCTAGGTCTCCCTTGACCATGTCTACTCCGTCTACCTTTTCAATTGATAGAACATTTGCAAACTGATTTGCTGGGCTGTCTACTAGAGACAATTCTACAAGATCGTATTCTTTAATAATACGCACCTGCTTGTTTGCTGTTTCATCAAAAGCGTCATCATACTTCTTCATTCTGCCGCCAATTGAGAAACCTGAAAGGGTACCATCTAGTACTTTCTCCCAAGTATCCTGAGCACCCTTTGATACATACGCTGAAACGTAAACACCACTATAAAACTTCTTTGTTTCAGGGTCGAAGTACTTGTCTTCCTTGAAAGCTACCATCTTGCCTACTGAGATTGGCTGGTGCATTTCACGGATGTTACCACGGAACTTTGAGAAAGCCTTCATAGATGCTTCTGCTGTAACAACGTCAGCCTGACGGTCTACGTTGTCAAGTGTGGCAAATCCAGAAACGATGCGACGTTCCTGGTCAACTTTATTAAATGGCATTGAGAGGCGAACGTTGTCGCCCTCAGTATCCCAATGAGCCTTTGAAATAGTCATACTAGTACCATTATAGAGCATATTTTACACAATTGTTACAAAAACTGGCATTTTTGAAAAATTAGTTAGAAGCTCTTCCTTCACCTTTTGGATTTCTACCAGCAACTGTTGCAGTAGAGTCTGATGAGTTATTTGCTCTCTCAGCGTCTCTCTCCTTGTTGCCTGCCATGTTACCCTTGGCATCTGCGGCCTGGCGTGGACTTAGCTCTAGAGGCTCGTCTCCACCTTCCATCTGTGGAAGACCAAGAATGTTTCTGGCTTCATTAGGAACCATAATCTTGTTCTTAACATAACGCTCAAGAATCTGCGACTGGGCGATTTCATCTGTAAGTGTTAGCTCGTTAAACTTGAACTCAAGGATGTCTGTCTTTTCCTTGACGATCTTGTTAATAGCCTTTTCAAGGTTAGTCTGTGCTGGTCTTGCAACCTGCTCCTTGAAAGTGCGATCTTGTGCAAGTGCAGCAGCGATAGCGGCTGAGTCACCTCCACCAATCTTAGATAGTGGAACCTGGTGAGCAACTAGAATGTCGTCACGGTTACGGATGCGGTATTCGTTGAAAGATGCTTCCTGTGTTCCGTTTTCTACTGCCTCCATCTTAAACTCAACCTTGTTGGTGTCTGAGTCTCCTGGAAGAGGGATGTAGAGTGTACGGTGGTTCGATCCCTTTAGGCTGGTCTGTAGGAAGCGGAACATCTTGTCCTCTGCCTCTTCTGAAAGCTTTGCACCCTTAAGGGTTACAACATAACGAGGAACAGCCTTGTTTTTGAAGTAGTCAATGTTGTACTGTGATGCCATCTGGTCTCCGTGTAGAGACGAGATAGCTGACATAATGTCTGGCACACCATAGAAAGTATTTAGTGGAGAGTATTCCTTGTAGTGGATAATCTCGTTTGGACGTGGGTCAGTGGTTAGTGGGTTTGGGTTCTTTGCACCAAAGTTACGGAAGTAAACAACCTTCTGACCAATGATCTGTACGTAGCCATCACGTAGGCGACGAACACGCATAGTTGTTGCTGGGATGTGGCCAATGTAGCCAATCTCTCCCTTTACGGTTCTACCGATTTCTAGGTATCCGTTTCCAGTTGCCTGTACGTCTGTGTAGAACTTCATCATTGTGTTTGTAAATGAGTCGTCAGAGTTTAGGTTCTCCAACCAATCACGCATCTCAACCTTTGCACGTTCAATACGCTTACGAGCCTTATCTACTGCAGACTCATTCTCAGATGCTTCAAGAGACATAAGAGTTCTCTTTGAGATTTCGAAGTCGTAGCCAAGGCCAACGATGTTCTCAACCTTTGCATCAATAGCTGCGTGGTTAGCAAACGATGTGTCGTAGTAGTTGGCTAGCTCGTATAGGTTCCATGGTGGCGTAATAACGTCGAAGATGCCGTAGCCATTTCTGAATACTACTCCTGGGTTGATCTCTTTTGAGTATGCCCCATCGACACCACGATTAACTGCTAGTGCACTATCCTGGTATCCCATGTTTGTAGTGTCAACATTGTTTCCACTAACAACAAAGTCATTCTTAGAGATTCTATCTGAGCGACGCTTGAAGTTCTTCTCAATTCCTGAGAGTCCTTTTAGGTCATCCCAAGACTTTGCGAATGGGTCCTGCTTAGCAAAATCATTTACCTCTTGCTCAATTTCAGGCATTCCAACGTCTCTAATGTAGTACTCGTTTTCTGACATATTATTCATCACCATACATTGCGAGAGTTTGCTTTGCAGCCATAACTGCACCAAGATCGTTTAGGTTTGGGATTAGTCCCTGCTTCATACGATCGATTTGTTCGCTGTATTCTTCTTCAGAGATTCTTTCTACCCCTGGCATAAACTCATACGAACCGTCTTCTTGGCCAAGTTCCTTGGCTGCTTGCTGTAGCTTACGAATCTGAAGTGCGTCACCCCTATGGGACGGAATGTTCAAAACCGAACCTTTGCCATCTGTGAAAGGCTTGCCGTTAGCCTTCTTCCAGAAGTAGATCCCCCAGTCATACTGCTTGTCAAGGATTGTGATCTTTGATTCACCAACTTGACCAGGTGCTCTAAATTTTTCAGTATTCATAACCACTAGTATACCATATTAAACGGCAACTAGTATAGATGATTTCCAAGTAATGTCGTTATATACCTTGTATGAGTAGTTCTTGAACCGTAATTTATTGTCATCGCCCACAATTATCTTATTTGTTCCTGTGTATAGCTGATAGACAATTCTTGGATCGAATAGGTATGTCTTTAGTGTTGGAATATATAGAATGTTTTCCCAGGTTCTAATACCGTACTCAGAACCTTCTAGGAAATCTCCCCAGAATGTTAGATCAGAGTTTGTCTTATCTACCATTGTTCTTACCTGTGACCAAGTTCTTAGGATGGATGTAATTGAATCTTGGCTAGATGTTAGTCTATAGTTTGACATACCGTGGACCAGTAGCGGTCCTGTAATGTCTAGGTAGCCCTCAATTGAATTAAAGTCTAGGCTTTCCTGGAACTGAATACCAAGCATATTCCAGCTATTTGGAGTAATATATAGATCCTTGACAATCACTCCATTCAGGTAGAAGAACACTGTGGTGTCTGGAAGTCCAGTTTTGTCATTTAGGGCATAGACTAGTCCACGAGTTCGATCTGTATTAGCTGCAGAGACGTAGAGAGACACCTTCTTGTTCTTTGCACTAACGGTTATAAGCTTCTGTGGAGTTTCTGGGAACTGGTCTTCGGCATACCTTGCCAATACCTGGATAGCTCCGACACGGTATAGGTTAGATCTCTGGGAATTTATGTTTGATCTGATTCCACGCTTCTTAACTGACTCAGACATTCCTCTCATCTGAATGCCGCTTGTATTCGTCAGGTATAGGTATGGTGTTGAGCCTTTATAGATCGACACTGGGTTCTTTGCCTTGTAGTCTGGGTAAATTCCACGCATTGTATAGGTAGACAGCGTGTCTCCAAAGCGAGTAGATATCTTTGTTGGATTGATTGGAGATAGTGCCTGCGATGCAAGCTGTACTGACTTAATTCTAATTGGATTGCTAATTATTGCTTGTGACTCAATCTCTATGTGAACCACTATCGCAAGCTTGTTGAAGGCTGCGTCAGTTGGCAGGTAGATGATTGAGTTGTCTGACACCTCATATTTTGTTAGCAACCAGTTTGCCCCTGGCTGGACGATTCCAGACTTAGCGAGGGGCTGAGTATAGATAAAGTTTGAGTAATCATTGTTTGGACCAGTAGACATATACTGGAAGGTTATGTATGTCTTAATCTGTGACATTGAGGTGTCATAGTATCCGTTATTAAAGATTGGCAGTGCAGGATTTGTTATATTAAACTGAATAAAGTCTAGTGTCTGCGTCTGGTCACCATCGGCATTCTCAACTGCCTTGGATAGATATGAAAGCGGAACATAGTCCTGCCAGTATGAGTCAGCAGATACGTCAAGGATGAATGATCCTAGGTATGTTCTTGGGTTTAGAGTATAGCTGGCAATGTGGCTCATCATTTCGAAGATGACCTGTGAGTCTACCGCTCCTGCTGCCACAACCTGATCCCAGACTACTGTCTCTGGCAGACCAGATACGTACGCATTGTCCCAAACTGTGGTATCTGCATTTCCAGCATTTACAAAAATATCGTCTCCTTCAAAGACCGCAAATGTTCCGTTTGTTTCTGAAAGGTATGATATCTTATTTAGGTTTCTCTGTGTACAGAATCCCACCTTGTAGATTCTTCCATTAAAGGTGTTCTCAAAGG